TTTGGCTCTGTTCCGCCTGGCTCATACTTGCATTGATACTCTATAGGGCAGTGACCTTCAACCACTAAACTATAAGTATCATTAGCACCTTTGTATAAACAAACCTCTTGTCCATTCTTTGCTTTTCTTCTTTTATATCTACGACAGGTTATATATTTAGGGTCTTCCCTCATACCCTTTCTTATTTCTTGTTCCCATGTCCAGTCGCTGAACTTTTTTAAGAAACAGGTAAAACAGTTTTTTATATTATCTGATTGAGCTAAATATATGACGTACCCATTAGTGCAAAGCCATTCAAATGTTTCCTGACCACCTTCTTTACGGACGCATTTATCTCTAGTTCGATACCCACCATCCTCTGTCCACCCCCACGAGAGAGTAAACAAAAAGACCAAGAAGACCCAAGCCAACACTAAGCACGACAACAAAGGCAACAATACCAATAACCTTTTCTCTAAATATTTTTCTATCATATATTTCTTTCTGTCGTCTTTTTCTTATTTGACCTTCCATAGCCAATAGCTCATCCCATGCTTTGGAGCCATGAGTGAACATTAGGAACTGTTTAAGCTCGTACCTTTGCTCTTCTAGTTTCTTTTTTGCTGTGAACGCTTCTATTGCTTCTTGTTCTATCGTACCACCACTGAAGACTTTACGAAACATTGTAGGATTTTTTGCCGACTTATGAGCTGCATCCACATCACTAACAGCACCCATCCATCTGGATAGGTCTTGCGACATAGATTCCAAGTCTTTACCTGCGGCAAAAGCTCTCTTAATTCCATTAAATGCCGTACTCGCTGTAGCAACAGCGGCAGAGATAGTTACTGGGTCAAACAATTTAGTATGTTTTTCGCATCTTCAGAATGATGGTATATGTATCAGCACTAGAGTGACCCACAGTAGTAAAATCCACATCGCCTGTCTTTCCAGACCCTGCGTTGTTTTTTATACCACCAAACTCACTATAGTCATGATACCCACTCTGATTTTCACCTAACTCTATTATAAATTTGTCAGAAGTTGCGTCAAAAAACAGTCTAACCTTCATGCCTATGCACTGCCACCAGATTTTCTCTATGGCAACACTACTACAAGTATTGCCATATATATCTGCATTCAATGCACTGACATCAACCTTCTTTACAGCAGACTCACCTGTGCCGTCAGAAATGTTTGTAAATTTCATAACAACGTGTTTGTCGCCATCGAAAAGGGTTTGTGATGTTACTGCATCAGCCATGTTATCCCCCTATTACTGGTCAGCAAAAGCAGGTACGTCTTCAGAGACTACATTGCCCCAAATATAGTAATTAGTGCTGTCTTTAGCTACTATATTTATTTCCATGCTACCAAAGTCAGTTAATGTTAACTTTGAGTTAGAACTGCCGTTTGCATAAACACCAACATTATCTGCGTTGGTATCTAAATGCTGAACATTTCCTAAGAAAAAGTTAGCATTACCAGGCGTGACAATAATAAGGTTTTGTGCCTCTTCTGCTGCTCCTGCATATATAAATTTAAATGTAGCTCCTGCAACTGGGGCAGGTAAAGTTATAGTTCTATCTGATGCTAAAGCAGGTACTGCAAGAACTCTTCCACTATGTGTTGCATTATCAAGTGTTTTGTCTTCATCACCTAATGCAACTGGTGCATCACCCATAGTAATCACTTCTGTGATTGTACCAGTAGATGCGTTTTTACTTACTGTCTTAATTGTACTTTGAGACCTAATAGGTCCTGAAAATGTTGAATTGCCCATATTAATCTCCTTGTCTTGGCAAATGTCAGCTTACGCTGTCAAGGTATGTGGATGAGGGGCAGCCATGAACTACTGCCCCCCATATTAGCTAGTTAAGCGGCTCCTGTTGAACCATAAATTCCAAGTGGATCAGATACACCGAAAGAGTATCTCTCTCTCGCTTTGTATCTTACGTTTCCAGTGTTGAAATCACCGTCCATGCCAGTAGCCATAGGAGTTCTAACGAAATGCTTCATTCCGTTTGGAACATCTGTGATTATAAAGAAAGCATCGCTATCTGTTAGATAATGATTAACTCTATAGCCCTCTGGGATAGACCCGTTGGTCTTGATAGCGTTTAGATCATTATCAGCAGTTCCAACTCTCAAATCTGTTTGTAGCAATCTAGTTGCAGTAAACATCAATGCAGGTGGAACGATCAACTTCCTTGGCTTCGCTGCAATCAATAGACCTCTTTCATCCACGAAAGCCGCAATGTCAATCACTGCCTGCTCAAGAGATGTTTCGTTGAGGTCAGCCGCTACTGATGGTTGGTTTCTATTGTTACCGCCTGCCACAGTACCGTGGGAAGCACTAAATAGAAAAGCTCCATCACCAGAGGTGAATGTATCAAAACCAGTGTTCAGAAGTGACGCTGCCTTTGTTTGTTTTGTGTAAGCCATCGCTCTAGCAAGAGCCTTTGTATAACGTGCAGATAAGCTGTCATACAAATTGTCTTCCATAGCTTCCTCTGTGATAGAGAAACCCATAGCCACTGTCTCGTGGTTAAAACGAGCAGTGAATGACTCTTGTGCTGAGTCGTAAGAGATGGATGCACCTTCCTGCTTAACAGGGGCTGCACCGAACCCACTTAGCTTTACTTCTTCTTCAAAACTTCTATCGGAGTTTTCAGTTTCGTAAATTTCAGCGTGTTCATTCTCATAGCCGTCATACTCCAATCCAAACAATGCGTTTAGACCTGGTAGTAACTCTTTTAAGAGATTTGCTCTACTCATAACTGCCATGATTAACCACCTCCTGGTGCGTTGCCAGAAACAACACCGACACCTAATTGATGACCTGTGTTAAATTTACAGACCATTATTGGAAAGTTTGATCCTCTTTCGTCACCATCGTGACCTCCAAGAAAATCTACAATCCTAACTGGTAGGGCTGCGGTAACTGCTGTCGTGCTAATGTCAAGACTAACACGAGAGATACCAAACGTAGCACTTGATGCTGTTTGTTCTAACTCTACGTTAGCTCCTAAATCATCATCATTTACTGTTCCATCTGCTTGTATAGCAAATAGAATGTTTGGATCATCAGCAACGTAAGCCATACCTTCAGTATGAGCTGCGCCAGACCATTGTTGTGAAAATGTAAGCTGACTGGTGCTTACATCGATGAAACGACATCCTAGAAAAATACCTATAGGTGTACACGCACTTGTGCCTGTATCTTTCTGGATGGTGACTGTGGAGCCATCGTCATTTAACTTGACGACATCTCCCATACAAATCCTTGTGGAATACGAGGATAGGATTGGGTATTGACGAAAACCACCAGTGTATTCGCCTCCCAAAGTACCTACAGGTCGCAAACCAAAAGGAGCAGATGTGCTAGACATATGTCTACCTCCATTAAGTTGTACGGGTGCTTCGCTCTGGTTTCAGAACTGGCATCCGTGGATCATTGGTTCTCAAGTAAGAATTATCAACACTCTCAATTTGTCGTTGTGACTGCTCTTTATGATATTCCTTACGGGCTTCTACTGTTTCGGTTGCGTTGCTACATAAAAGTAACCCACCAACCTCTATATTTTCAGACCACTTAGAATCGATATCGGGCATAACGTGCAACTCTGGGTGATCTTTAGCCAATACGGGAGTCCAACCTTCACGGAATTTGGAGGATACGTTAGGAGTCATAGGTTGACCCATAACTGCTGTCGCTATCCAACGAAACTTAACACCTTCTCTTGGAGTCGGTGTAGGAAGAAGAGTAGGTCTTTCCCACGTTTTCTTCTTCATCTCTGTTTCACGAGTTTGCGTGTCTCTTGGTTCTCTATTAGCCATTGGATTGTTCCTTCATTAACTGCGCTGCATATTGCTCATTGCTGAGACCAAGTCGCTTTGCGAGGGCTACTTGGGTTCTTGTTAGACGCACTGTGCGTGATTTTTTTCCGCTTCTTTCAACGGGGGCTACCACGTTTCCATTTTGTAGTTCAGGTGCTTCTTGCTGAACCTCAAACTTTTCAGGGAATATCTTTCTCATTCCCTCATCTATTCCTTTATAATACTCTTCTGAGCCTGGCACAACACCTTTTTGCTGTAACTGACTATGTAAACCCATAGCCGTTCCTCTCATTACAGAGTCTTTTTCAAACCATTCGTTGTTTCTTTGCCACTCTAAATCTCTTTGTGAAAGCTGAGGAGCTTTGGGTTTAGGTGCTTCTTCTTGAACTTCTTGAGGCTGAGGCTTGTACTCATCCACTCTAAACTTTTCATTGTGAAGCTTTGATAATTTTTCTTGAGCTTCGATTAATTTATCAGGGTCACCAGACTCATATGCCTCTTTATAGTCTGCTTTTGCTTTATCAAGCTCTGCCCCAACTCTACCTTTAGCTTGGTCTATGAGCATACTTTCACCATCAGCTAAGGTCTTTCTAAGACTTTCGTTGTCTTTCTTTAGCTTTTCTGCATAGCTTATAGCCTCGTCTTGAAGTCTTTTAGCCTCTTCTTTGGCTCTTCTTTCTTCATGGAACTCATACTTTAGTTTAGATATTCTTTTTTGAACCCCTTCACTATAGTTTTTTATTTCATCATCATTGTCGGCATCAGTATCAGTCTCTGACGTTTCTTTTCTTTTAGGCACCCTATCTTCTTCTGGGGTGTCATCAACAATTTCTATGTCAAAATTTTCATCATTTTCAACAACCTCTGCGCTGTCTTGAATGTTCTCTTCTAATTTTTCTGCTGTATCGTTCATATTCTCTTATATCCTCTTGGGTCATCGATAACTGCTTCTACTGTGTCATCGTTAATTAATCTAAATTCCTGTGTGTGTATTTTAAAACGAGTTCCTGAGTATGATCTAAAGATAACGAAGTCACCTACTTTACAGTATGCACCGTTTGGAAACTTGTCTTTATCTTTATAAGCATCAGGACCCATACTAACCACAAAACCTATAATAGATGCTATACCTTCAGCATCTCTTATTTGGTCAGGCATATATAGACCCCCTTCGGTCTTCTCGTCTACTTCTACTGGGGATATTAGGAGTTTGTAGCCCTTTGGTTCGGGCATTTTGGAAGCGACCTTTGGGTCTTCTTCCTTCTTTACAGCTTGATACATTTTTACCTCATGCAGTGATTAAGGATCACAGTTCCTTGCGTTGAAAACGAAAAGTTACATATAACTTTTTTTAATCATTAATGTATCTCTTCTCGATGTCAAGTATATCTTCGTGTATTTTATTGAGGCATCTATACTCACCAACCATAGATGCGTACTCCTCCATAGACTTAGCACCACCTGATGTTAGATGAGTTTTAATATCATCTTTATACTCTAAAACTTTTGTTAGAAGAGGTGCGTAGATACTTTCACTACTCATCTACAAACTCTCTAGCGAGGTCTATGCCCTCTTGTAT